TTACAAGAACGATGCAATGCATTATTCAACTGGTCAGGAAGTATACGGTGGACATACTATTAGCGATATTCTTTTTGAAGACCAAGACCAATCATATAATATTTTTATAACTAAAAATAATGAGGTCTTACCTTGGAAAAAGTTTAATGCTAATATGGCTATATCTGTAGAGTATGATCTTAAGTACTAGTGCAAAGCTTGTATTATTTCATTGTCAAACCATTAAATGATAGGTATGACAATACAAGAACAGTTGCTGGTACTGATCTTATTATCAACAGCGGCATTGAAGATCATAGATTTATTAGTAAAAAAGCTGTAGTAGTTTCGACTCCTGCAGCTTATACTACTAAAATAAATATAGGAGATGAATTATATATTCACCATAATATATTTAGAAGATGGTATGATCAAAAAGGCAAAGAACGAAATAGTTCAACTCATTTCAAAGATGATCTTTATTTTGTTGCGCCTGAGCAAATCTATATGTATAATTTAAAAACACATTTAGACTATTGCTTCGTAAAACCACTAAAAAACCAAAGTGTCTTAGAGAACAGAAAAGAACAACCTAATATTGGAATAGTAAAATATTCTAACAAGTCCTTAGAAGCTCTAGAAATCACACCTGGAACACTTATTACGTTTACACCTAACTCTGAGTTTGAGTTTATTATAGAAGGTGAACGACTTTATTGTATGAAATCTAATGATATAGCTTTAACTCATGAATACCAAGGAAACGAAGAAGAAAATAATCCAAGCTGGGCAAAAGGCAGTTGAGGAACTTATTAAGGTAGCAAAAGAAAAGATTGTTGACTCAGACGATGATGTAAGCGCTGACAGATTAAAAAACGCTGCCGCAACTAAAAAACTAGCTATATTTGATGCTTTTGAAATACTTAATCGTATTCAACAAGAGGAGGATATATTAAATGAAAAACCTAAAGAAGTAAAAGAACAAAAAACTTTTAAAGGTTTTGCAGAAGGGAGAAGCAAGTGAGCTACGAGCAAACTCTTTGGAAAGAAATTAAGGACGTTGTAAATCCTAAGATATTAGCTAAAAACAATAGATTTAAAAAATGGGATTATGGTTATAATTCTGATTATGATTTTATAGTAATAAGTAAAACAGGTAAAATTGGACAAATCATTGAAATACAGAATCTCAGGATTGCTTTACCAGCAGCAAATGAACCGTTTAAACGAAGTAAAGAAAAAGCGGAGCAGTATTGGGAAAAGCAAGAATACCCAAAAGAATTAAGTAATATTAAAAGTAGATTTGACTGGGAGGAATATCCAGCTGAATTTAAAGAGAAATGGTACGATTATATTGACAATGAATTTACAAGAAGAGAACAAGGGTATTGGTTTTACAATAATGGTATTAATACTTACATTACTGGCACTCATTACATGTACTTGCAATGGTCAAAGATCGATATTGGAGCACCAGACTTTAGAGAAGCAAACAGACTCTTCTTTATATTTTGGGAAGCATGTAAAGCAGATGCAAGATGTTACGGCATGTGCTACCTCAAAAACAGACGATCTGGATTCTCTTTTATGTCAAGCGCAGAGCTTGTCAACCAAGCTACAATATCTTCCGATGCTAGATTTGGAATACTTTCCAAGTCTGGAGCAGATGCCAAAAAAATGTTCACAGATAAAGTTGTACCCATATCAGTTAACTACCCGTTCTTTTTTAAACCCATTCAAGATGGTATGGACCGGCCGAAAACTGAATTGGCATATCGTGTTCCAGCATCGAAACTTACTAGAAGAAAGCTTGAATCGAATGAACAGCTTAGAGAACTAGACGGACTTGATACAACTATTGACTGGAAAAACACAGGTGATAACTCTTATGATGGTGAAAAGCTAAAGCTATTAGCTCATGATGAAAGTGGTAAATGGGAGAGACCTGATAATATATTAAATAACTGGAGAGTTACAAAAACTACATTAAGGCTAGGATCAAGAATCGTAGGTAAATGTATGATGGGCTCGACTTCAAATGCTTTAGACAAAGGTGGAGACAACTTCAAAAAATTATACTACGCTTCAGACGTTACTAAAAGAAATAGAAACGGACAAACATCTTCTGGGCTCTATAGCTTGTTCATTCCTATGGAATGGAACTACGAAGGATTCATCGATACTAATGGACTACCTGTCTTCGTTGGAGGCAAAACTCCAATCAAAGGAGTTGATGGCTATGAAATTACAACGGGAGTTATCGAGCACTGGGAAAACGAAGTTGACGGTTTAAGAGAAGATCCTGATGGTTTAAATGAATACTATAGACAGTTTCCAAGAACTGAAGCACATGCTTTCAGAGATGAAACAAAAGATAGTTTATTTAACTTAACTAAAATATACGAACAAATTGATTTTAATGCTGAGCTTAATAATTCAGCAGCTGTTACAACAGGTAGCTTTCAATGGGAAAATGGTATTAAAGATTCAAGGGTTATATTTAGCCCAAATAGATCAGGTAGGTTCCAGATAAGTTGGGTACCACCTAAAAGTCTTCAAAATCGAGTGATACTAAAGAATGGAGTTAAATACCCTGGAAATGAACACACTGGAGCATTTGGTTTAGATAGTTATGATATATCAGGAACAGTTGATGGCAAGGGTTCTAACGGAGCTTTACACGGACTTACAAAGTTTTCAATGGAAGACGTACCGCCAAATCATTTCTTTTTAGAATATATATCAAGGCCACAAACAGCTGAGATATTCTTTGAAGATGTATTAATGGCTATGGTATTTTATGGCATGCCTATACTTGCTGAAAATAACAAACCTAGGTTTTTATACTATTTGAAGCGAAGAGGTTACAGAGGTTATTCTATGAATCGTCCTGATAAAATATGGAATAAACTATCAACCACTGAAAAAGAAATAGGTGGAATACCTAACACAAGTGAAGATATTAAGCAAGCACATGCTGCTGCTATAGAATCTTATATAGAAAACTATGTAGGATTAAAAGAAGATGGTTACGGTGATATGTACCATCAAAAGACATTAGAAGATTGGTCTAAGTTCAATATTAACAATAGAACAAAGCACGATGCTTCGATAAGCTCAGGTTTAGCTATTATGGCTTGTAATAAAAATAGGTATACACCTGTTAATAAAAGACAAACAAAATCTGTAGCTTTAGGTATTAAAAGATATGATAACACGGGTTATAATTCAAAAATAAAATAGATGATAAATACTAATTACAATAGTTCTTTTCCGGATCAGGTTGTACCAGATGTTGAAAAAGCTTCTTATGAGTATGGTTTACAAGTAGGTAGAGCCATAGAGTCTGAGTGGTTTAGAAACGACAGAGGTTGGTACGATAGATTTAATACGAACTATAATAATTTCCATAAACTAAGACTTTATGCTAGAGGAGAACAATCTATTCAAAAATACAAAGACGAATTATCTATTAATGGCGACTTATCTTATTTAAACTTAGACTGGAAGCCCGTACCAGTTATACCTAAGTTTGTAGATATTGTTGTAAATGGTATGTCTCAAAGATCTTACGATATTAAAGCTTATGCTCAAGATCCTGAGTCTATAATGAAAAGAACTGCTTATGCTGAAGCTCTACAGAGAGATATGATGCAAAAAGATCTTATTAACCAAATACAACAAATGACAGGTCTTGATGTTTCTAAATCACAAGGTAAAGGTTTAGAAATGGAAAGCGAAGAAGATTTACAGCTTCATATGCAAATG